CGAATTATAATATGGCCATTAAGAAAAACGATTTCGGTTCATTAAAGAAAAAATTCTCCACATCGGCGAAGTATAAACCACAAAGATTTTTTGATTTGGGTTCTGACTTCTTGGATGCGGTTGGTTTACCAGGTCCCGCTATTGGACACCTTAATATGTTGTTAGGTCACTCTGACACAGGAAAAACTACAGCATTAGTTAAAACTGCGGTTGATGCACAAAAGAAAGGTATTCTACCTGTATTCATTATTACAGAACAGAAGTGGTCTTTTGAACACGCAAAACTAATGGGGTTTGAATGTGAAGAAGTGGTTGACGAAGAAACGGGTGAACTTGATTGGGACGGATTTTTTATATTCAACAACAATTTTGAATACATCGAACAAATTACAGATTATATTAATAGTTTGTTAGATGCTCAAGAAAAGGGTGAATTAGAATATTCATTATGTTTCTTATGGGATTCAGTAGGGTCTGTTCCTTGTAAGATGACTTATGAAGGTAAAGGTGGTAAACAACACAACGCATCAACATTGGCCGACAAAATTGGTATGGGTATCAACCAACGTATTTCGGGGTCTCGTAAATCAGATTCTAAATACGAAAATACCTTAATCATTGTTAATCAACCATGGGTGGAATTACCTGACAATCCGTTCGGTCAACCCAAAATTAAAGCAAAAGGTGGTGAAGCAATTTGGTTAAACTCATCGTTAGTGTTCTTGTTCGGAAATCAAAAAGGTGCGGGCACAACTAAGATTACAGCAACTAAAGACAAACGAACAGTTAAGTTTGCTACAAGAACAAAAGTATCTGTTATGAAAAACCACATCAACGGACTTGGGTTTGAAGATGGTAGAATTATCGTAACGCCACACGGGTTCTTACCGGGTAAAGATACTACAGAGGAGAAAGCTTCCGTAGAAAAGTATAAGAAAGAATATGCTGAGTATTGGAAGGAAATAATCGGAGTTGATGGTGACTTTGATTTGAAAACAGAAAAAGAAGAAGTAGAGTAGTAACAATTAAAAAACAAAAAAGTGACAAAAACCTTATTGGTTGATGGAAACAATTTAATTAAAATTGGTTTTCATGGTGTGAAAGATTACTTTCACAACGGGCAACATATTGGTGCTATTTGGCACTTTTTAAATACTTTAAGAAAGTTCATAGATGAAAATAACTATAACAAAGTAGTTGTATTTTGGGATAGTGAAACTAATTCGTCACAAAGAAGACTTATATACCCTAAATATAAGTTAAATCGACGTGAACCATCTAATGAGTATAAAGAAGAATCTTGTGAAGGTCAAAAACAACGAGTTAAACAATATCTTGAAGAGATGTTTGTAAGACAAGTTCAAGTTGAACATTCTGAGGCCGATGATTTAATTGCTTATTATTGTCAGATTTCTGAAGACGAGGATAAAACTATATTCTCAAGTGATAGAGACCTTACACAATTAATTTCTGAAAAGGTATCTATCTATTCACCATCCACAAAAAGATATTATAAGATGGGGGACACTATTAAAATGAGTGATTTTGAAGTTCCCCATTATAATGTCAAAACAATCAAAATTCTTACTGGAGATAGTTCAGACAACATTGACGGTATTTTCTATTTGGGTGAAAAAACATTATTCAAGTTTTTTCCTGAGTTACTTGAAAATCACGTTGAATTGTCCGATATTTTGTCTAAAGGAGAAGAGTTACTTAAAGAAAATAAAGATAACAAATCATTACAAAATCTTTTATCGGGAAAGACAAAAGAAGGTGTTTTTGGTGAAGAGTTTTATGTCATTAACAAAAAACTTGTAGACCTAAGTGAACCTTTGATAAATGAAGAGGGTAAAGAACTTGTTCAATCGTATTATTCAGAATCATTAGACCCTGATGGGCGAGGTTATAAGAATCTTATTCGAATGATGATGGAAGATGGATTATTCAAATACTTACCAAAGAGTGATGATAGTTGGGTTTATTTTTTAAAACCATTTTTAAAGTTAACAAGAAAAGAAAAGTCAAAATTCAAAAACAAAAAGTAAAATTATGAAAGAACAAAACGACGTAACAAAAGTTGAATTTCTTATAACACTAAATGATAATTTCGTGGTTCAAAGATTTTTTAACGTTAAAGGTTATAATCCTAAAACAAAAGGAAGTGTAGAATTGATAAACTACATGTATGGGCTAAGAGAAGATTTAAAAAACCAACTTCGCAACAAATGTGCGGTTTATATGTTGGAAAATAGATTTCAAATTGAAGAAGACTCAAGTGTTTTAGAAACATCAAATACAGACGGTCCTGAAAGATTTAACATTATTTTAAGAATCGGAAATGAGACAATTTGTCATTATATTATTGACGCTAAATTATACCCCCCAAAGGTAAGATATACGCTGGATGTAAGACCATCAATAAAAAACATATTGAAGAACCTTACTGACATTTTTTCAGCTAAAAATTTATCTTACAACTATATGAATTATTCGTTAATCTAATCATATTTATCATATACAACAATTAAAAAAATCAAAAAATATGTCAGATAAAAAAAGCTTTGGATACCTGGGAAACACTTTTCAAATTCAATTATTGAATAACATTATACTATATAAAGATTTCTCAAATTCCATCCTTGAAGTTATCGACCCACACTATTTTGACAACCAATATTTTAGAATTATTTGTCAAATGATTAAGGAATATTATTCCAAATATGAACATACCCCAACCTTTGATACATTAGAGCAGTTAACAAAATCGGAGGTTTCATCACCAATGGCTCAAAAAAGTATTTTAGATACCTTAGACCAAGTAAAAAACGTATCAGACGAAGGTTCAATGTTTGTTCAAGAAAAGTCACTTAAATTCTGTAAACAACAAGAACTACAGAAAGTTATGACTAAAGCCCAATCAATTATTGATAAAGGTGAATTTGAAAGTTATGACCACTTAGAAGAAATGGTTAGAGGAGCGTTACAAGTTGGTGAAGTAGATAAAGGGACAACCGATGTTTTCTTCAACCTTGATGAGGTTTTAGATGACGATTATAGACACCCCATTCCAATTGGAGTTCCAGGTATTGACAATCTTCTTCGTGGCGGTTTGGCAAAAGGAGAAATTGGTGTTATCTTAGCACCCACAGGTGTAGGTAAATCAACTTTCACTACAAAAATTGCTAACCATGCATTTAATTTAGGTTATAATGTTTTACAAGTGTTTTTTGAGGATAACCCAAAAATCATACAAAGAAAACATATTACACTTTGGACTGGAATGCATCCTGATGATTTAACTGAAAACAGAGATGATGTAGTAGAAAAAGTTAGACACATTCAATCAACTATGAAAAATAAGTTGATATTGAAAAAGTTACCTTCGGATACGGTAACAATGAACCAAATAAAAAATCAAGTTAGAAAAATGATAGCCGAAGGAACAAAGATTGATGTTATCATTTTAGACTATATTGATTGTGTGGTTCCTGATAAAATGTTAAGTGATGAGTGGAAAAGTGAAGGTTCAGTAATGAGAGCATTTGAGGCTATGTGTCATGAATTAGATATTGCCGGTTGGACTGCAACTCAGGGTAATAGAAATTCAATATCATCTGAAGTTGTTACTACAGACCAAATGGGTGGGTCAATTAAAAAGGCACAAGTGGGTCACGTAATTATAACTGTCGCTAAAAGTTTACAACAAAAAGAAATGAACTTAGCGACGATAGCAATTACAAAATCAAGAATTGGAAAAGACGGTATTGTCTTTGAAAACTGTAAGTTTGATAATGCAATGCTTGATATAGACACAGAACAAAGTGTAACGTTCTTAGGTTTAGAAGAACAAAAAGAAGAAAAAAATAGAAATAGAGTTCGAGAGCTTTTAGAAAAGAAAAAGCAGAAAGAACAAGAATCAAAAAGTAATTAATTTAAATTTTATTATGGAAAAAATATTAACAGAAAATCCTGGTCGGTTCGTTATCTTCCCAATTGAACACAATGATATATGGGAATTTTACAAACAACACCAAGCAGCGTTTTGGACCGCTGAAGAAATCGATTTAACAAATGACATCAGAGATTGGGAATCTCTTACTGAGAATGAACAATATTTTGTTAAAAATGTTTTATCATTTTTTGCGGCATCTGATGGTATCGTAAATGAAAATTTAGCCGAAAACTTTTATAGAGAGGTTCAATACCCTGAGGCTAAATTCTTTTATGGGATGCAATTAGCAATGGAAAACATTCACTCACTTATGTATTCATTATTGATTGACACTTACATCAATAATCCAAAAGAAAAGGATGAATGTTTTAACGCGATTGATAGATTACCTGCAGTTCAAAAGAAAGCTAAGTGGGCTTTAGAGTGGATTGAAAATGCTTCGTTTGCTGAAAGATTAGTTGCGTTCGCCGCGGTTGAAGGTATCTTTTTTTCAGGTTCATTCTGTTCAATCTTTTGGTTGAAATCAAGAGGTATTATGCAAGGACTATGTAACGCTAACTCACTTATTTTTAAAGATGAAAATTTACATTGTGATTTTGCAATTCACTTATTGAATAATCACGTAGAAAAAAGACCATCAGAAAAAAGAATAAAAGAAATTATTTTGTCAGCTTTAGAAATTGAAAAAGAATTTATCACAGAATCTCTACCTGTTTCTTTAATTGGTATGAATTCTAATTTAATGAAACAATATTTGGAATTTGTTGTTGATGGATTATTAGTTAAGTTAGGTTGTTCTAAAGAATTTAACGTTGAACAACCCTTTAAATTCATGGAACAAATCGCTGTGGAAACAAAAGGTAATTTCTTTGAGTCTAGAACAGTTGAATACCAAAAAGCGAAGTTAAACGAAACCATAACATTTACAGACGATTTTTAAATTATAAACTATGTCATTAAAAATTAATAAAAGAGGAGGGGAAAGTGCTTCATTTAACCCACAAAAAATTTACAATAGAGTAAAACGTGCGGCAAAAAGCCTTAGCGTAAACTCCGATGAAATATTCATCAAAGTGATAACGTCAGTACCAACTGAGGGTGAGATTACAACAAAAGAGTTGGATAAATTGATATATGAAATCGCTGCATCATATACTGGTAGTCACCACGACTATTCCAGATTGGCATCATCAGTTGCTATTTCATCATATCATAAAGAAACAAATGATAGTTTTTCACAAACTATGATGTTACTATATGAGGATGGTGTTGTTAATGAAAAATTAATTGAAACAATTAAAGAATATGGTGAAGACACTATTGACGCAGTTATCAACCATGAAAATGACTATAATTTTGATTACTTTGCTTGGCGTTCATTACAAGAAATGTATTTGTTAAAAAGACCAAACGGACAAGTAATTGAAAGACCTCAACATATGTATATGAGAGTTGCTTTATGGGTTACGGATTCTTTTGAGGCTGCCGCTGAATATTATAAATCGTTGTCCAACCAATTGATTTCAAAGGCAACCCCAATCATGATTAATGCTGGAACTAAGGTTCCCCAACTTGCTTCTTGTGTATTACATTATAATAATTCAGATTCAAGAGACGGTTTACTTGGAACACTTAATGATATATCAACATTCTCATCAGACGCTGCAGGTATTGGTTTATCCATGTCTAACATCAGAAGTAAAGAAAGTAGAATTTCATCATCAGGTGGTTATGCAGGAGGATTGTTAAAATATTTAAAAATTGTTAATGAGTCATTAAGATACTTTAACCAACAAGGAAGAAGACCGGGAAGTGCTGCGATATACATCGAACCATGGCACAAAGACATTATTGATTTATTAGATATTAAAAAGAACACAGGTGCTGAAGAATTAAGAGCTCGTGATTTATTTACAGCAATTTGGATTCCCGATAACTTTATGAGAGCGGTAAAAAATAATTCAGATTGGTATTTGTTTTGCCCTAATGACATCATTAAGGCCGGTTTAAAACCTTTACAAGAATGTTACGGAGAGGAATATGAAGAAATGTATAATAGAGCAGTTCAAATGGGGTTAGGTAAAAAAGTATCTGCTCAAACTATTTGGAGTAAAATTATTGAATCACAAATTGAAACTGGTGTTCCTTATTTATGTTCTAAAGATAATGCTAATAAAAAAACCAATCATCAAAATATTGGTGTAATTAAACAATCCAATCTTTGTAATGAGATTTACCAATATACCGACGAAAAGACGACAGCGATTTGTACTCTTTCATCTATGGTCCTTAAAAACTTTGTTGAGGGCGGTAAATTTAACTTTGAGTTGTTATTTAACGAAGTTAGAAAAGTTGTTAGAGCTTTGAATAAAGTTGTTGATATTAATAACTATTCAACTGAAAAAGGTAGAAAGGGTGGTTTAGAACAAAGAGCAATCGCGATTGGAACTCAAGGTTTAGCCGATGTATTCTATTTAATGGATTATATATTCACATCAGAGGAAGCTAAAAAATTAAATAAAGATATTTTTGAAACTATCTATTATGCCGCTATTTTTGAAAGTAACCAACTTTGTAAAGAAGGTAAGTATCAACAATACACATACTTCAATAATTCACCAATGTCAAAAGGTATTTTCCAATATGATATGTGGGGATTAAATGAAGACAATCTTTCAGGAATGTGGGATTGGGATAAGTTAAAAGAAAATGTTAAAGAACATGGAATTTGTAATTCATTATTCACCGCTCAAATGCCGGTAGCGTCTTCTGCTAAGATTACAGGTTCATTTGAAATGACCGAACCTGCACACTCGGCGTTATTTAATAGAAGAGTTGTGGGTGGTGAAATTATGATTGTTAACAAATACCTTATTAATGACTTTGAAAAAATTGGTATTTGGTGTGAGGATTTGAAAAATGAAATAATCATCAACGAAGGGTCAATTCAGAATATCAACTTCAATAATTACTTAGATAGTGAAGATAAAAATTACAATAAAAAAGTTAAACGAATTGAACATTTAATACCTAAATACAAAACTATTTGGGAGATTTCACAAAAACAACTTATTGATATGGCAGCCGACAGAGCACCATTTATCGACCAATCCCAATCGATGAATATTTACATGGCTAACCCAACATTATCAAAGATTACCTCATCTCACTTTCATGCATGGGAAAGAGGATTAAAAACACTTTGTTATTATGTTAGAACGAAGGCTATTTCAACGGGAGCAAAACATTTAGCTTTGGATATGTCAAAAAAAGAAAAACCAAAAGTTAAATTCGAAACACCAACGGTAGATTATTCAAATATAAATTTACCACCAAAACCTGAAAATTCAGATTTCGATTGTTTTGGTTGTTCTTCTTAATCACGACACTAATCCCGACACTATGTCGGGATTTTTTATTTAATAACTATTTATTGAAAATATCACGACACTATATTTATCTAATATGGCAAACGGAATAACATATGGTATACATTTTCCATTTTTACAAAGCGAAAAGGGAAATTACTTAAAGTTGACGGAAACGACTGATGAAGAAATCAGGACCGACCTAATACATTTGCTTATGACCCGAAGAGGAACAAGATATTTTTTACCTGATTTTGGAACAAGATTGTATGAATATATTTTTGAACCTTTAGATGGCGCAACCTTTGAAGAAATTAGGGCTGAAATCCAAGAACAGGTTGATAAATACATTCCTAACCTTACAATTAATAGTATTACTGTTGAATCATATAACGATAGTGGTGATGTTGCAGGACAATTGGATTATGAATTATTGGGGCAAGCGAGTATTTATCGCATACCGGGAGCGAATACTGCAGAGTACAGTGCAAAAATAAAAATTGACTATACAAATGACGCAAGGGCTTTTGGTAGTAGACAGTTTGTGATAATCAACATATAATATGGCAAATAACAAAATTAATTACACGGATAGGGATTTTGAATCCATAAGAGACGGGTTAATAAATTACACTAAACAGTATTACCCCGAACTTATTCAAAACTTTAACGACGCATCTGTGTTTTCGGTTTTGATGGATTTGAATGCTGCGGTCGCAGATAACTTACATTACCATATTGATAGAAGTATACAAGAAACGGTATTACAATATGCTCAACAAAAATCTTCAATTTATAATATTGCAAGAACTTATGGTTTAAAAATACCGGGGTATAGACCATCTGTTGCTGTGGTAGATATTTC